ATACGACGTCCCTCCCCGTCCTTTTTTTCGTTTGTTTGGTGGTGATTTCATGGTTGATCGGACTCGTAAGTTGAGGGCTGTTTCGGCTGGTGAGGCGCCTGAGCCTCCGCGGATTCTGACGTTGAGTGAGGCGATTGAGTCGGGGAGCTATTTGCAGATCCTGTTGGCTCAGCGTCGTGAGATTGTGTCGTCTCTTCCTGATGAGAGGGGGCCGGCGAAGGCTGCGATGCATCGTCAGTTGTCGATTATCTCGAAGGAGATTGAGGCGCTGGTTTCGCGGGATTCGGATGAGGCTGAGGGTGGCGCGAATGTCGAGGACGGGGATTTCGACGCCGCAGCTATCTGAGCCGAAGCTGTCTGAGGTTGCGCGTCATGTGGTGTTCCCGAAGGGGATCGTTTCGACGGTTTGGCCTCGGGTTGTTGCTCAGTGTTCCGCGATGGGCGTTTCGTTTGATCCGTGGCAGCACGGCATTGGGACGCTTGCTCTGGGGAAGCTGAAGAACGGCAAGTACGCGGCTACTGTTGGCGGCGTTATTCTCAGCATCCCGCGTCAGGTCGGAAAAACCTTCCTCGTTGGCATGATGATCATTGCCTTGTGCATCTTGTTCCCGCGTCTCACGGTTCTGTGGACGGCGCATCGCACGCGAACGTCGACGATGACGTTCAAGACAATGCAGGGGATGGTGCGCAAGAAGAAGATCCGCGTTCATCTCGCGCCTGAGCGGAATGATGGCATCCGTTCGACGAATGGTGAGCAGGAGATCCGTTTCAAGAACGGTTCTGTGATCATGTTCGGTGCTCGTGAGGCGGGCTTCGGTCGAGGCTTCGATTCGGTTGATGTTGAAGTGTTCGATGAGGCGCAGATTCTGACGGAGAAGGCGCTTGAGGACATGGTGCCGGCCGCGAATGCGTCGAAGCAGGCTTCGGGCGCCCTGTTGTTCTTCATGGGCACCCCGCCGCGTCCCACGGACCCGGGTGAGGAGTTCACAAACCGCCGCACGAAGGCGCTCGAGTCTAAGTCCAGCAAGGCCGTTTACGTCGAGTTCTCGGCTGATCCTGATGCTGAACCTGATGACCATGAGCAGTGGTCGATGGCCAACCCGTCTTTCCCTCTGCGAACTCCGGTCGAGTCGATGGAGCGCATGCGTGCGCAGCTCACTGACGATGATTCTTTCAAGCGTGAAGCTTTGGGGATCTGGGATGCGGTCGGTTCCACACGCGTCATCGATGAGGTGACGTGGGGGCTTGCTTCCGATCCCGCATCGATGGCGGTTGAGCGACTGACGTTGTCGATTGAGGTCCCTCCGGACCGTAAGACGGCTGCTGTGGGCCTCTCTGGGCGCCGCGCGGATGGGCGTTGGCATGTGGAGCTGTACGAGGAGCGTGGCGGCGTTGATTGGGCCATCCCGTACGTCGTAGAGCGTGCTGCGAAGAATCGTCTCCACGCCGTTGTGGTCGATGAGCTTTCCGGCCTGGTCGAGAAGCGTCGAGATCGGAACTATCTGATTGGGACGGACATCGTTGTGACTTTGGCTGCTTCGGAGGGCCGTGACATGGCGATTGCGTGTGCGAAGTTCTACGACGGGATCCATGACATGTCTGTGAAGCACACGGATCAGCCGCAGGTGAACGTGGCTCTGTCGGTTGCGACGAAGCGTGTTCTTGGTGCTGGTTGGGCTTGGAACCGCAAGGATCCGACGTCGAACATTTCTCCGTTGGTTGCGGAAACTCTTGCCCTGTGGGGCGCTCAAAATGACAACGTGCAACGTCCTCAGAGGCGTTCTGGCTCGAGGACGGCGGTGATGGCGTGACCGAAGAAATCAAGCTTGGTGCTCTGACTGATGACGAGACGGTGACCCTGAACCTGCTTATCAAGCAGTTGGACGCCAAGGCGCCTCGTAACCTCCTTAAGTCCTCTTACTACGACGGTAAGCGTGCGATCAAGCAGGTCGGCACGATCATTCCGCCTCAGTACGCAAAGTTGGGTCTGGCTCTGGGTTGGGCGGCTAAGGGCGTCGATGGCTTGGGGCGTCGTTGCCATCTTGACAGCATGGTGTGGACGTCAGGTGATATCGGCTCGTTGGGTATGGATGAACTCGCGGACTCCAATTTTCTGTATTCGGAGATCGCTACGGGTCAGACCGATTCGCTGCTGCATGGTGTTTCGTACCTGATCACCACTCAGGGCGATTCTTCCGCGGGTGAACCTCGATCGCTTGTGCACGCCAAGGACGGGTTGAACGCTACGGGGTTCTGGAATAACCGTCGCCGTGGTCTTGACAACGTACTGTCGGTGACATCTCGCGAAGAGAACAAGATCACCGGGTTCACCTTGTACCTCGACAATCTAACGATCAGCGCTACCAAGGATTCATCTGGTTGGTCAGTCGATAAGCGGTCGCATGGTTTTGGTGTGCCGGCGGATCCGCTGGTGTACAAGCCGAGGGCGTCCCGCCGCGAGGGTAAGTCGCGTATCACGCGGCCCCTGATGGGTTATCAGGACGCTGCCCTGCGCGCGCTGATTCGTCTTGAAGCGCACATGGACATCTACACGATCCCGAAGCTGATGCTTTTGGGTGCGGATGAGTCGATTTTCAAGAACGCGGACGGTTCGCAGAAGGCTGCTTGGCAGATTGCGCTGGCGCGTTCGTTTGGCATCCCGGATGACGATGACGCGAAGAACTCGCGGGTGGACGTGAAGCAGATCGATGCGACGTCTCCGGATTCGCATCTTGCTGATCTGAATGCCTTGGCGAAACTGTCTGCGCGTGAGACGGATCTTCCGGATGCTGATTTTGCGTTGACGGATATGGCGAATCCGACGTCTGAGGGTTCGTATATCGCGGGTCGCGACAATTTGATTGCCGAGGCTGAGGGTGCTACGGACGATTGGTCGGTTTCGATTCGTCGGACGGTTGCTCGGGCTCTGGCTATCCAGAATGGTGAGTCGTCTGTGCCGGCTGGTTGGGCTGGGATCGATACGAAGTGGCGTTCGCCGTTGTATCTGTCTCGTGCTGCTGCGGCTGATGCGGGTGCGAAGCAGATTGGTGCTGTGCCGTGGCTTGCTGAGACGGAGATTGGTCTTGAGTTGCTGGGTTTGGATGAGCAGCAGATCAAGCGGGCTATGGCTGAGCGTCAGAGGGCTGCTGGGCGCGCTGTGATACAGGCGCTCCGTCCTGCTCAGTCCGTGACGCCTGTTGTTGCGGATGCCGACGCCGTCTGAGTCTCGGAGGGCGTTGCAGCTCGTTACGGGTGAGGCTGTTTCTACTGCTGGGGCTTTGGCTGTGCAGTTGAACGGTTCGCCTGAGTTGCGGCGTGCGGCGCTCCTCGAGACGGTCCCTGATCTGATCGGGTATTACGCGGATGGGTCTGCGGCGTTGGCTGCTGACTTCTATGAGGAGCAGCGAGAGTTAGCCGGCGCTCCTGGTGGGTTCACACCTGAACTGGTGCTGGTCGATCGGACTGTCAAGATCCGTCGCGCTGTTGCTTGGGCGTCTGAGCCTTGGTTTCAGGAACTGGATGTGTCTGTTGAGTCGCGTCTTGCTGAGGTTGTTCAGCTTGAGGTTGCTCGGGGTTATCGGGACACGATCACATCGAATCAACGGCAGGATCCTGAGGCTGTGGGGTGGCGTCGGATCACTTCTGGCACTGGTTGCAAGATGTGCCGGATGTTGGCTGATCGTGGCGCGGTTTATAAGGCCGATACGGCTCGCTTCGCTACGCACCCTGCCTGCAGTTGCACTGCTCAACCGGTTTTCGGTGTGAATGATGCGGGTGTTGAGGCTTCGGCGTTCCAGTACCTCGCGTCTCGGCGTTCCCGCACTCCGGAGCAGCGCGCGTCTCTGCGCGACTACCTGAATTCGTACTACTGATACTTCCGCTTCCTGCGATGGGTTGCGGTTCGCGCGGCGCGATGCCGCTTCATGAAAGGCAAACTCATGTCCGAAACGGTCACTGATCCTGTAGTTGAAACCCCTGACGTTCCTGTGGAGACGGTCACGACGACCGATGATGCTCCTCTTGGTGCGCCGGGGCTTGCTGCCCTGAAGGCTGAGCGCGAAGCTCACGCCGCTGCGGTGGCGAAGCTGAAGGAGTACGAGGATCGCGATAAGACGGAGGCGGAGAAGCTCGCTGAGAGGGCCGCGGCTGCGGAGAAACGCGCTGCTGAGCTCGAGGTGAAGGCGCTCCGTGCTGAGGTCGCTGCGGCTAAGGGGATTCCGGTTGCGCTGCTTTCGGGTGGCACGCAGGAGGAGCTTGAGGCGCATGCGGACGCGCTACTGAATTTTCGGGGTGGACAGGGCGGCAAGGGGCCGCACGCACCCAATGAAGGCACTTCGCCAACCGTAGAGGTTTCTGACGAGAAGAAATTCGTCAAGAGCCTTTTCGGCAACGGCGACTAACACGAAGGAAACCCAATGGCTATTCTTGCCACCTCGGGGCTTACGCTCCCGAAGAACATCGCTGATGGCATGTTCTCGAAGGCTCTGACCGGTTCCGGTATCGCCGCGATCTCGGGCGCTGAGCCGCAGAAGTTCGGTGAGGTCACTCACATGACCCTCACCGGGCGTCCTCGCGCCGAGCTTGTCGGTGAAGGAGCGCAGAAGTCGTCGACCACGACCACGTTCGGCACGAAGATCGTTTCGCCGCACAAGTTCCAGGTCACGCAGCGCTTCAACCAGGAAGTTAAGTGGGCTGACGAGGACTACCAGCTCGGTATCCTCACCACGCTCGCGAACGAGGCCGGTCTTGCGCTGGCTCGCGCCCTTGACCTGGGCGCTTTCCACGGCATCAACCCGCTCGCGGGCACTGTCGCCGCTGGGATCGTCGCTGGCGACCGTATCGCCACCACGACGAACGCGGTTGAGCTCACCACGGCAACGCTGACGACCCCCGACCTGGTTCTCGAGCAGGCCGCCGGTCTGATCATCGCTGACGGGTACATCCCCAACGGTGTGATCTTCGACCCGTCCTACGCCTGGACGATCGCGACCTCGCGGTACGCAGACGGACGCAAGAAGTACCCGGAGCTCGGTTTCGGTTCGGACATCACCTCGTTCGAGGGCCTGCGCGCGTTCTCGACCTCCACGGTTTCCGGCATCCCGGAGGCTTCGGCCAACACGGGCGTCAAGGCGATCCTCGGCGACTGGGACCTGTTCCGCTGGGGCGTGCAGGAGTCCATCCCCGTTGAGGTCATCGAGTTCGGTGACCCTGACGGTCAGGGAGACCTGAAGCGTCAGAACCAGATCGCGCTCCGTGCTGAAGTAGTTTACGGATGGGGCGTTATGGATCTCGACGGGTTCTCAACGGTTGTCGACAAAGTAGCAAATGTCTGATCAGCTCTAAGTTCTGGTGGGTAGATACTGTTGTTATGGTGTCTACCCACCAGGTATCGCGGAAGCGTGAGTTTTGGTATGATCAAGGGATGAAACCACCATGCTCTTTCCCCGAATGCCCCAAGGTGTCGTATGCGCGCGGGCTCTGCAAAGGCCACAACGAGCAGCAGCGCCTGGGGCGAGAGCTGAAGACGTTGCGGGTCGTGGTGCCACGTGGTACTTGGGTGGGCGTCACCGAATGCAGTGAAGAGGGTTGCTCGAAGGCCCCCCGAGCTAAAGGGTTGTGCCCCGGGCATCTCTGGCAGTTGCAAAAGTCGAAGTCCCGCGAGCTGCGCCCGGTCAAGAAGTTCGAGCCTGGCGAGTTCGGGAAGTGGTATCTCGACGCTAACGGGTATGTCACTCGGACCCGCTACCTGGGCAATAGGAAGAGCGAACGCCAGTTTCAGCACCGCTTCGTAATGGAGTCGATGCTGGGGCGCAAGTTGATGCCCCACGAGAATGTGCACCACCGGAATGGCGTCCGCGATGACAATTCCGAAGGCAATCTCGAACTCTGGACCACCAGCCAGCCATCTGGGCAGCGCGTGGTGGACAAGATCGCCTGGGCTAAGGAGTTCCTGGCCTTTTACGAGAACGATTGCGAGAACAGCGATGAGCAGGTTCCGAAACGTTGATACGAACGTCGTCGTGAGTGTTGCCGACGACAAAGACAACAGGTTTGGTGAGGGCTGGGTTTCAGCGGATTCCCAGCCCTCAGTGCGTGAAGATCCACCTCCTGCCAGGCGGTCTCCTGGCCGTCCGAAGAAGTCCTGAGTGAGAGGGGGCGGTCATGCCTGTGACTGTTGAGATGGTTGCGGTTGCGCTTGGGATGGCCGCCCCCGAACCGGATTCGATTACTGCGCGTCAGTGGGCGATGTGGATTGATGACGCTGAGATGCTGATCGAGACTCGTCGTGTCCTGTTGGGTGCGGAGACGATCGATCAGGCGAAGCTGGATTATGTGGTGCGTGAGGCTGTTGTCTCGCATGTTCGGAAGCCGGACGACGCCACGCAGGTGACGATCTCCGTTGATGATGCGTCGACCTCGCGGACGTACCAGTCGGGCAAGGGTCGCGTGACGATCCTCGATGAGTGGTGGGCGCTGCTGGGGCTCGTCGAGCCTAACGGCGGCGCGTTCTCGGTGGACATGTTCGGCGCCTCGAGCGTGCATCTGCCGTGGTGTGCGTTCTACTTCGGTGCGACGTATTGCTCGTGCGGTGTGGATATCGCTGGTGTGCCGATTTTTGAGGGCGGCGATTACCTGTGAGCCTGGGTGCGGATGTTGCTGCGGCGCTTCCGTTCTTCCGGGAGCAGGCTATCTCGCGTATGTCGGAGTCGTTCCGCATTTTCGAGGTGACGGGTAGGACTGCGGATCCTGAGAATGATCTTCGCGAGGTTGACGTCGAGACTGACCGGTACGTGGGTATCGGTCGTCTGGTGTTCCGTTCGTCTGTGGTTTCTGACGTGTCGGTGGCGTCGCAGTTGGTGGCTTCTCAGGGTGCGCGGATCGATTTGCCGGCTGGTACGTCTGGCATCCGCCGCGACATGGTTGCGGTTGTGACTGATTCGACCGCGGACGTGACTCTCATCGGTCGCCGGTTCCGTGTTGAGGGTATGCCGTCTGCTGGTCAGACGACGGCCGCGAGGTATCAGGTGGTGGAAGTCACGTGAGCGCGAGTTTTGATTTCAGTGAGTTGACTCGTTTGGCTGTTGATCTTGGTGATGCGCCGGCTGAGGTTTCGACGAATGTTCGTAAGGCTGTGCAGGTTACGTCGCACAAGATCAAGGATCAGTGGCGTAAGGAAGCGAAGCGTTCTGGTCTTGCTGGGTATGCGTCTTCGATTACGTATGACACGAAGGAGACTCGTGGTGGCGTGGAGGGCGAAATTGGCCCGGAGCTGTCGCGTAATCAGGGTTCGTTCGGTTTCGTGGAGGAGGGCGGCGAGAAGGTGCAGTCGTCTCCGCAGCACGCCGCGAGGAACGCAGTCCGGTCTCAGCAGGATGATTTCGTGAAGGGCATCGAGAAGGCGGCGAGGGACATTCTGTGATTGCTACTCATGCTGCGGCTTTAAAGGCTCGTCTTGAGTCGGATGCGCGTCTCGAGGTTCACAACAGTGCACGCCTGGATAAGGAAGGCCGGCCGATCCATGACACGTATCTGATCCAGTGGCCTGGTGGTTTGGATCGTCTGGATGATGAGCGGTTGGCGAAGGCTCAGGCTGCTGATTCGGATGCTGAGTTCATTGTCGATTTTCGGCAGGTGGCGACGTCGGCCGAGTTGTGTGCCACGAATGTCGATGTGGCGCTTGGGTTGCTGTCTGGTCATCGTTTGCAGGTTGAGGGGCGTCGTTGCGATCCGATGCGTGTCGATGAGATCGGGCGTGTCGAGTGGGATACGTCGGTTCCGCCGCCTCTGTTCTTCTGCGATTTCGCAGTGATTCTGAAGTCCCGGCGAGGGTGAACAAACCTTTCGCCCCTATCCCTTTGTATGGCCCTCCTTGTGTGGGCCTTTCGTGTTTAAGGAGGCCGTGATGGCTGATGTTGTGCGTCTGCGTAACAAGCAGGGTGACGAGGTTCAGGTGAGCCGTAAGTGGCGTGACCGGTGGCCGAAGGATTTCTCGGGTTACGACGAAGTGACCAGTGAGAGCAAGACCGCATCCGCGGAAAACAAGAAGACCGGTGGATCGACAGAGAAGGAAGCTGAAAATGGCGCTTGAACTCGCTGAGCAGTCAGTTGCCGCGGATGGGTCGCTTCGGGTGGCTTTCGTGCCGTCTGGCAATGCCCTGTCCGTTGCTGTACTCGATGGTGATGAGACGAAGGCTCTCACTTACTCGTTTACCCCGTCTGGTTTCAACCGGACGACGACGGAGAACACGATTGAGGATCCGCGGCTGACGCTGCGGCAGTCCTTTACCCGCCCTGGTACTACGTCTGAGGCTCTTGAGGTTCAGTACGTGTTCGGTGGCGATGATGAGGTTGCTCGTATCGCGCTTGCTGAGGGGACGACGGGCACGCTTGTGGTCCGTTACGCGGTCGCGAATGAGGACGAGTGGGCTGCGGGTGACGTGGTCGATCTCATCCCGATTCAGGCTGGTCGTCAGCGTAAGGACCCGCCCACCGCGAACAGCGTGTGGACGATCACGCAGGGCATGTATGTCACGGGGACGGTCCAGGAGGACGTTGTTCTCGTCGCGTAGTTAGGTTCCTGTCGGCCGGTTCTCCACCGGGCCGGCCGACAGGTCATTCTTTCCGGTGGATACGGTGGAGGTATTGATGTCTTCGTTCGCGGAGAAGTTGGCGGCGGCGCGCGCTCAGCGCCCGTCTAAGGATGTTCAGGTTGTTCTTGATGGCGAGATCACTGCGGAGCGCGACAAGCTGCTAGAGCGGCTTGAGGCGGTCCGTGAGGCTGGTTCTAGCCCTGATGCGCGGCTTGGTAAGAAGACTGAGCAGGCCGAGCTGGTGGAGCGGATTGAGTCTTTGACGGAGGCTGCTCGCGATTCGATTGTGACGCTTCGTTTTACGCGCCTTCCTGGGTCTGAGTGGGCTGAGCTTTCGTCGCATTATCCGGTGCGCACGGATGCGAACGGCAAGCCGTCTGTTCCTCTGGATTTGCAGTACGGGTACAACTTCGATGCCGTGTGCGAGGAAGCTGCGCGGCGTTCTGGTGTACGCATTGAGGATGACGTTGTTGTTGAGATGGTCGTCGAGACGCCGACGAAGAAGAAGCCGAACCCGCTGAATGAGTGGGATGAGCTGTTCGACGCTATTTCCGGTTCGGATATGGCGCGGATCCGTGACGCGATTTACTCGCTGAATGAGTACGAGCCGGCGTTGCGTGTTCAGGCACTGGTAAAAGGATTCGGAGCAGCGGCAGGCTCCAGCAGGAACTAGCTCTCGCGGCGCGGTTGGGTGTCGCACCGTCTCGTTTGTCGGGGCGGGAACCGCGCGAGTTCGTGAGCACTGAAATTGTTGATGGCCGTGAGGTGTCGGTGGTGGCGCGGGAGTCGGAGTTCACGTCGGAGGACGTGGATCTGCTGTTGGCGTACGACCGGCATAGGAGCGAGCTCGGCTCTCACGGGTTTCCCATGTCGGAGGCCACGTCATCTCTCGCGGATCCGAACAACCCCGAGGGTGAGTACAAGTACGTTGGCGCTTCCGCGCCGATCGTGGATTACGTCAAGAAGGCGTCACATGATGCGGAAGAGGCGTACCGGAAAGCGTACGAGGGCGTCGACATGTCGGCGCTGATCTTCCCGGTTCACCGGGAGGACCGTTAGCGGAGCCGCTTGGCGAGCCCGAGTATGACGCCGACGAGCAGGATGACTGCTCCGAGTATCGCTGCAGCGCTGGCGAATTGAAGTACCTGAATTGAGTTCATCAGCATGGCGCCGCCGAAGGTGATGAGCGCGAAGAGAAGCACGGCCGCTCCGGTGATCGCGACCCAAGCCCACGCGGGCCGGGTCCGCTGGTTCACCTGATTTGTCATGCGCTGACTATACAACCAAACACGATCTGACGGGAGTTTCCTATGGCGGATCGGGTGGTAAAGGTCTCCCTTGTTGCTCAGGTCAACAATTACGTGTCGAACATGCAGCAGGCGCAGAAGGCTACGTCTAAGACTGCTCAGGCGACTGAGGATGCGTCGGCTGCGTTCGAGCGGCAGAACCAGGCCATGACTGAGGTTGGTACTGGCCTGCTCGCTATTGGCGCGGTGGCTGCTGTTGGTATTGGCATCGCGGTGAAGAAGTTCGCCGAGTTCGACCAGGCAATGTCGTTTGTGCAGGCGGCGACGCATGAGTCTGAAGCGAACATGGGTCTGCTGCGTGATGCGGCTCTCGAGGCCGGCGCTTCTACCGTGTTCTCTGCTACTGAGGCCGCGAACGCGATCGAGGAACTGGCGAAGGCTGGTGTGTCGACTGCCGACATTCTCGGTGGTGCTCTTGCGGGTTCTATGGACCTCGCTGCGGCTGGCGGTCTGGGTGTCGCGCGTGCCGCGGAAATTTCCGCTACCGCTTTGCAGCAGTTCAAGCTGGACGGCGATCAGGCGTCCCACGTTGCGGACGTTCTCGCTGCGGGCGCCGGCAAGGCGATGGGTTCCGTAGACGACCTCGCGAATGGTCTGAAGTTCGTCGGCCCTGTTGCTGCGTCGATGGGTGTTTCTCTTGAAGAGACCACCGGTGTTCTGGCGCTGTTCGCGCAGCAGGGCATCATCGGCGAGCAGGCTGGTACTGGTCTTCGCGGCGTGTTGGCGTCTCTCACGGCCCCGTCAGCTCTGGCTCGTAAGGAGATCGAGAAGCTCGGTCTTACCCTGTACGACTCTGAGGGAAACTTCCTCGGTCTTCAGAATGCTGCTGGGGAACTTTCGAACGCGTACACGTTGATGGACGAGGAGTCCCGTAACGCGTCGATGGGTATCATCTTCGGTCGCGAAACGATCACGTCTGCGACTGCCCTGTACCAGGCGGGTGCTGCTGGTGTTGATGAGTGGACGAAGTCTGTTGATGACTCGGGTTATGCGGCTGAGACTGCCGCTCTGCGTCTGGGTAACCTCGCGGGCGACTGGGAGGCTTTGACGGGCGCGATCGACACTGCTCTCATCTCTCTGGGTGCGGGCGCTGACGGGCCGCTCAGGGCTCTTGTGCAGGGTCTTACGGGCCTTGTGGACGTGTTCAATGAGGCGCCGGCCCCAATCCAGCAGACTGCTCTTGTGGTTGCGGCTGTGGGGGCGGCTGCGGCGTTGACTGGTGGGGCTTTCTTGGTGGCAGTGCCGAAGGTGGCGCAGTTCCAGGTTGCTCTTGCGACGCTGTCGACGTCATCTCTCCCGTCTGTGGCTGCGGCTGCTACGGGTGCACAGGTGGCTGTCGGGCGTATGACGGCGTCGATGTCTGCTGCGGGGAAGTTCATGACGGGCCCGTGGGGTATTGCGCTTGCGGCTGCTGCTGTGGGTGTGACGTTCTTGACGCAGTGGTTGGAGTCGTTGCAGGCGACGTCGGAGGAGATGCAGGATTCTCTTTCTGGCGCGCGTGATGCTGTCGAGATTTTGGAGACGGCAACGCAGGGTCTTGACGTGAAGTGGTGGCGTGATGCCTCCGCCGCGGTCATGGACCTGGACGCTGTTCTTGACAAGTCCGCCGCCAAGACGGACAACTACTTTGCGGTGGTTGGCGATTTCGACTTCGGTTCCTCGATCGATGCCCTTGGGAAGATCGGCAAGGAGTTGGGGACGCTCGCGGAGTCGGATCTTCCGTCTGCGCAGGAGGCGTTCTCACTGCTCGCGGATCAGACGGACGGCAGTGACGAGAAGCTGAACGAGCTGCTGAACACGATGCCTGAGTACAAAGCTGCGGTGCTCGAGCAGGCTGATGCGCTTGGTCTCGCTGAGAACAAGTTCGCTCTGCTCGGGATCGCGACGGGCGATATTGCCGGTCAGACTGAGGTTGCAGCTCAAGGTCTTGCGGAGCTCGAGGGCGCCGCGTACGACGCTGGCGGCACGGTTGACGAGCTTTCGGAAACGATCCGGAACTTCGGTACCGCTCAGTTCGATGTGAACTCTGCGACGCGTGCTGTTGAGGCGGCGTTGGATGACTTCACGGAGTCAGTCAACACGAACGGGGCGACTCTGGATGTGACGACGGAGAAGGGGCGCGCCAATCAGGCTGCCCTGGATGACATGGCGTCGTCGTATCTGGATCTGGCTGCTTCGACGGTGGAGCAGACGGGTAAGGCGTCTGACGCTATCCCTGTGATTCAGCGTGGCCGTGATGCTGTTGTCGCTGCTGGTCAGGCTGCGGGTAAGTCGAAGAAGGAAGCTGAGGCGTATGCGGATTCGTTGGGCCTGATCCCTTCGGACGTGAACACGGCTGTGAAGGTCACGGGCGCCGAGGCCGCTAAGACGAAGGTGGACAACCTTGCGTCGTCGTTGCGTTCGGCTTACAACGCTGCTCTGTCGCTTGGGCGGACGAACATCGCTCCTAAGGGTTCGTCTACGAACGTGCCGGTTGCTGGTGCGAACGGGATGATGCAGGCGTACGCGAATGGTGGTTTCCCCACTGGTGTGTACGCGGGCGGTCGTCCGATGTACAAGTTTGCTGAGCCTGAGACCCGGTGGGAGGCGTTTATTTCTGGCCGTCCTGGTCAGGAGGAACGCAACATCGGGATCGCCTTGGACGCTTTGGGGCGTCTGGGTTACAACGGCTTCGCTGATGGGGGTGCCGTGCGGTACGCGTCTTCGGGCTCTGGCTCCGGCGGCGCGTCGGTGAACGTGTCCCCGTCTGTGTCTCTTGCGGGTGCCCGGTTTGTGGTGGATTTGGATGGTCGTCAGGTGACTGCGGTTATTCGGGAGCAGGTTGTTGCGGCGAATCGTGCTGAGCGTCGGGTCATTGATGGTGGTGTGAGGGGTGTCGGATGACTTTGACGGTGGAGGCTTTCCCGGGTTCTGATGTTGATGCTCCGTTTGTGGATGTGTTGGTGTCTGGTTTTCCGGTGGGTACTGATTCGTTTACGGTGCGGCGGGCGTCGGGGGGGCGTTCGTTTCCTGTGCGTGGTTTGGCTCAGGGGCGTGCTGCTGGTGCGGCGTCTGTGCGTGATTATGAGGCTGGTATTGGGGTGCTGTCGTCTTATCGGACGGAGTTCTTTGATGTTGAGGGTTTGTCGTTGGGGTTTGATTCGCCTGTTGAGGTGATGTTGCCGGCGGTGTCGGATGTGTGGGGCGATTCGGTGGCGTGGTTCCATGATCCGTTGGATCCGTCGACGTCGGTTCGTGTGTCGTTGTCGGGTGGTGCGGGGCATCCGATTTCGCGGCCGATTGGTGGGGATGTTGTTTATCCGCAGGGTCGTTCGTTGGGTGTTGTGTTTCCGGGTACGCGTCAGGGTGTGCGGCGGTTGACGTTGGATTGTGTGACTGAGTCTGATGTTGATGGTGCACGGTTTGATGCGTTGTTCGGTGGCTATGACTCGGATGCGTTGGGGATTGTGTGTGTGCGTGCAAGGCCGCGCACGAGGTTCCCGTCGCCGCTGTTCGCGTTCATTGGGGAACCGGTGTCGCAGGCACGGGATTACGATTCGTGGGCTCTAAATTGGGCGCTCGAGGGTGACGAGGTTTCACCGCCCGTCCCGGCGATCGTCGTTCCTCTGCTCACCTACCAGGACCACACGGACTTCTATGCGACGTATCAGGAGTTCACGGATGCGTACCCGGATTACATCACGGGGACGCGTGACTACACGGTGAAGGAGTCTTAGATGATTCCGGTGTCTGAGGGTCTCGAGAAGGTGTTGTCGGGTGGTTCGTTCAAGTCTGGTTATGTTGCGGATTTGATTGTTGATGGTGATGTGGTGTTGGAGGATGTGCCTCTTTCTGCTGCGGAGTTGTCGTCGAATGCGGACGCGAAGATTGTGACTCAGGGGTCTGTGACGGTGACGTATACGGATGATCTTGGGGTGTCGATTGTTCCTGAGGATGTGTCGTCGTGGTTGTCGCCGTTTGCGTCGTTCATGGATGTGTCGTACAGGGCGGCGTTGGGGGATTCGTTTTCTGAGAAGGTGTTGCGGGGCCGGTTGAAGATTACGGGTGCTGCGGATCCTGTTGATCGGTCGGTGCGTCGTGAGGGGCGCGTGTTGACGGTTGGTTCGCAGGTGACGGTGTCTTTGAAGGATTTGTTTCATGTGACGGATCGTGAACGGTTCATTGCACCGTCTCCGCCGGCTTCGTTGATGTCTGTGAAGGCCGAGCTCGCGCGTCTGACGGGTTTGCCGATTGTGTCGGAGGTTGCGGATGCGCAGATTCCTCGTTCGGTGACGTATGAGGAGAACCGGTTGGATGCTGTGTTGGATTTGGCGTCCGTGTTGGGTGCTTTTGCGTATGTGAATGCTGCGGGTGCTTTGGCGTTGGTGCCGAAGGATTGGTCTGCACCGGTTGCGGTGTTGCGTGTGGGTGGTGAGGGCAGCATTGTTCGTGTTGATGCGGATGAGTTGTCTGATGATGGTGTGTTCAATCAGGTTGTTGTGCGGTCGCATGATGATTCGCAGGAGACGATTCTGTGGACTGAGCAGTTGGAGGATGGGCCGTTGCGGTATGGGGGTCCGTTTGGTCGGGTGCCGTTTTTTGCGTCGTCGCAGTATGTGACGACGGCTGCTCAGGCTCGTGCGTATGCGTTGTCGTTGTTGCCTCAGGTCTCTAGCCTCCCGGCGGTGACGTATTCGATTCAGTGTTTGCCGGATCCTCGGTTGGAAGTATGGGACGTGATCACTGTGGTGACGGATAAGCGCACCTTTGATGCCCGCATTTCGAAGATGACGTTGCCTGGGTCGGGTCCGATGACGTTGACGGTTCAGGTGAAGCCGTGACGGCGGCTGATGCTGTCGCGGCGGGGTTCGCGAAGGTACCTAATGTTCGTGTTTTGACGGGCCGGTATGGGTCGACGGATGCGGATGGGACGGTGCTTGTTGATTTCGGGCAGGGTCTCGTCGCCGTGTATTCGATTGGTCTCTACAATCCGATGCCGGGCGAGTTTGTGTGGTGCCTAGTCGTGGATGCAACAACTCTGATGATGGGTCCGGTGAAGTCCCGGCCGACGTTCGGCAAAGTGGTGGCCACGGGGACACCGAACCTGTCTGTGCAGTTGGCGGACGGTTCGACCGTTCCTTTGCCGGCGTTGTCGTCGTACACGGATCCTGCAGTGAATGATGAGGTGACGATCTTCTCAGGCATTGTGTTGGGCGATCAGGCTTCTACACCGCAGTCGACGTATGTGCCGCCGGACAAGGTGGATGCGGGTGGGTCTGCTGCACGTCAGAAGACGTTGGTGTTTCGGGCGGTGAGCTCGGGTACGCAGAACGGTTCCGGCGACACCGGGACCGGCAACTTCTGGTCGGACGATGTGTGGTGTGGGGCTTCGACGATTGGTTCCTGGTTCTACGGGAAGCAGATCGCGGACAGCATCCCCGACAACGCGGTCATTGATCAGGTGCAGTTGTACGTGAAGGAAACAGTGAATTCGTTTCCGGGTTCGTTGGCGACGATTGGTACGCACACGTCACAGTCGAAGTCGGGTTCGGTAACGGTTTCGGGTTCCGCGACGATCGCGCGCGGTACAGGGTGGCGTGACCTGCCTTTGTCGTATGGGGACCTGTTGAAGACGGGCGCCGCGTACGGGGTGGGTACTCGTCATGGTGGGAAGCATGTGTTCGCGGGGCGTCGGTCGACGGCGCAGTCGGGGCAGTTGCGGATCACGTTCACGGTGTGACATTCGGTTTTTGGGGCCTGTTCGGGCCATAACTCAACATTCATCTTTTGGGAGCCTCACTTCGGTGGGGCTTTCGTCGTTTAAAGGGAGCGCTCATGGCTCGGACAGGCACGAACTCGAGGATCACGGCGCTCGGTCAGTATCCGCAGACGTCGGCACCAACGTTTGGTACGGACCTCACTGAGGTTGTTGATGATGTTGCGGAGCTGATTGGTGAGGAAGCGGCGACGGTTACGGCGCTTCCGACGACGTCTCTGTTTGTGGGGCGGACGGTGTGGGTGGTGGCCGTGAATGGTTTCTACGTGTGCCGTTCGCTGTCTCCGACGGTGTGGGTGCCGGCGTCGTCTCAGTTCGCTGCGGTGAACATTGGCGACACGACCACGTCGGGGAACACGCGTACGGCGGCGACGACGGACGGTGCGGAGTCCACGGATTCGTCAACGGTGTCGGTGGGTACGAACGCGTTTGTTGTGGCGCGGTCGGGGATGTACAAGATGGAAGTTTCCGTGAACTGGCAGACGAGTTCGTTGGGGCGTCGTCAGTTGGAGTTCCAACGGAATGCGGCGTCGTTCACGGTTCCGTTGGGTGATCAGCGTCCGGCTTCTGAGCAGTCTTTGACGACCATTTCGGGTAAGCGGCGTCTGACTGCGGGTGATGAGATCCGGTTGCGTGTGACGCAGACGTCTGGTGATGCGTTGACGTATTCGGGTCAGATGTCTGTCGAGTGGGTGCATGTCTGATGGCTTTCGTGTCTATCGGTCGTGGGTTCCGGCTCGAGACGACTGCAGCACGTCAGTTCGAGTTGTGGAACTGGGCTCACTTCCAACGGTTCGGGTTTGATTTCGACCTGAACTGGGCGACCCGGGATTCGGCCGATCAGGTGCGCATGTTGGTGAAGTACTACCGGCGGGTGTCGTACCGGACGGGCCTGTATTGGGATGGCGCGTATTGGTCGAAGAAGCCGGGTTCGACGGTCACTGTTGCGAAGCCTGGCACGTCCCCGCATGAGCGCGGCGTGGCCGTGGATATTGCGTGGAAGTCCGCTGCGGAACGCGAGTGGGCTCACGACACGGCATCGGTTTACGGGTTTGCGTTCAACGTGGCCCGCGAGAACTGGCATGCCGCCCTCGTGGGTCGTGCGCGGATCACGTCGGGGAAGCGTCGCCCGCTCGGTCTCGGAAGCAGTAACGCACCCTCGCAGGGCAGCGCGCCCGTCTCCGCTACCCCTGCACCCGCAACCCCTTCTACCCCTGCACCGCCGACTCCTGTGGAGGACATCATGCTGAAACCATTCCCGCACCTCATCGTCACAGACCGGCCGGTTAACAACACGCCTGCCGGTGCCGTGTACGTCGTGACCCGCGACTCTGTTGATCATGTGACGGCTGGGCAATTGAACATGCTGACGGGCCGGTTCGAGCTCGACAAGCGTGCGACGACTGACGGTGGCGACATTGTGAAGCTGACCGGTGATGACATCACGGCGTATGCGGCCCTGTTCGACATTGACAGATTCGAGTTCCGCGCCGGCAACCATTGGTCCCGCGGTTCTGCTAGCTGAACCGAAACGACAAACGATCGGGGGCCGCATGAGCCGGCTACGGAAACTGTTCAACCAAACCGTGTGGGCTCCGGGCGGTGTCCCCGATGACCTGTGGGAAGTGCGCGGGCTGTTCCGGTGGGTCCTCCCAATGACTGACGTGTTCTTCCTCTGGTTCGGTGTCTGGGGTATCACGGCGGGAATCGGAAGCGTAGAGGCCGTGACGTCGTCTGGGTGGCAGGTGTGGTGGTCACTGATCCTGTCCCTGGCGTCCCTAGGCGCCCTTGTGGGGGTCGCTTTCCCGAAGCTGAGGCGCGTGGAGCTTTACTCGAAACTCGTCCTTGTGGGGACCGTTTCGGTGTACATCCTCGTGCTCGGCGGTCGCAGCTTCGTAGACCCGATGGTCGCTGGTACGGCGGGTGCTGTGTGCATTTTCGTGCTCCTCCCCATTTGGCGGATCTTCCACATCTCCGGGCGGGCGTGGAAGAAGCGGATCGCGCGGAGGCGGGCACATGGAATTTGAACAGGTACTAAGTGTTGCCGCGCTCCTGGTGTCGTTGACGTTGGGGGCGTTTGTTCTCCTCCGCGACTGGTGGTCTAAGCGCCACGGTGATCGTCGTGTAGACGTCGAGGAGCGGGCGCTCGAGGTTGACGTTGACGACCGGATCGCGCAGCGCCGGCTAGGTGAGATTGAACGTCTCGATGAGTTGGTGACGGGCCTCCGATCGGAGCTCGACGAAATGAAGAAATCGGTCGGTGAGCTTGAGGCTCGCGACCGTAAAAAGCAGAAGACGATCAACACGCAGGCCAACGAGATCGAGAAGACGAATCGTCTCCTCTCGGATCTGCGTACCGCGTTCACACAGTTTGTGGGGCGTGTTGAGAAGGCGTGGGACGACGGGCATCCGAGGCCGTCTCTTACTGCCGAGGAGCGTGCGCTTCTCGAGGACACCATCCCCCGGAACCGACTATTCAAGGAGTCAGCATGACGAACACCACCACTACACCCAACGTTGTTGTCGAGAACCCGATCGTCCGCAAGGTCGTCGGTAACACTCTCGCCGGACTCACTGTTGTGCTTGCGATCGCCGTCCTCGTGGATGGCGCGATTGCAGAGATCAGCTACGGCAACATCACCGGTCCTGCTGGCGTGATCATCACGGGCCTGTTCGGAATCTTCCAGCTCGGCGTAACCTCACCGAACGTGCCTACGCGCTGACCAAATAGTTCCGCCCGTGGAACATTTTTGGTACACCGCCACCATGTAACACTTCCGTTCCACCCGCTACTGGTGGAACACGAACGTAACCACCTGCATGACCCCGCCTAGTCGGGGTCTTTCGTCGTTTAAAGAGGAGACGCCGTGGCTGATCTGAACACTGTCGGGTTCCGTGTAGACGCGCACGTTGTCTCCGGGCTCGCGGATTCCAACGATCCGGGCGAGTTCCCGGATGGGTTGCCGGCGTTGGGGCGGGTGACGTTCGCGCCAACACTGACAGGCCCAACGACTTTTCTGCCATCGCAGACGATCCTCCCTGTGTCGAAGATCGTGTGCGAGCTCGACACGGACGGGAACCTACGCCCACCGGAGAACGGCCAAACACTGCCGATCGATGTGAACGGCAACCTGATCCTCATCAGCCCCCAGTCGGGAGACCTGCTGGATCAGGGCTGGTTCTGGGAAGCGAAGTTCGTACCCA